TAAAAACCCTAACGTAAGAATTATGTGGGTAGGTGGTAACGAAGATATTGCAAAAAATGCTGTATCTGCAGTATTAGACCAACTTGAAAGCAATGAAAGATTACAAGAAGATTTTTGTGAACCTGGTAAAAACTTTAAACCTGATAATAGGTCAGGAAAAATGTGGGCATCTAACCAGTTTACTGTAGGTACTAGAACAGTACCAGGTATTAAATCACCAACTATGGTAGCTGTAGGTAAAGGTGGAAAGATATTATCTCGTGACTGTGACATAATAATTGCAGACGACATTGAAGACCACCAAACTACTATGCAACCTGGTGCTAGAGAAAACACTAGACAATGGTGGACTACAACATTATCAAGTCGTAAAGAGGAACATACTGCTGTAGTAGTAATTGGTTCAAGACAGCACCCTGACGACTTATATCATCATTTACTTAACAACGACAACTACACATCTATTGTAGAAACTGCACATGATTTAGAATGTGACCTACCTGAAGTATCACACGAAGAACATACTGACTGCATGTTGTGGGATAGTAAACGTTCACACAAATGGTTAATGTCAAGAATGAAAGCTGCAGAAACAACAGGTGGTAGACAAATATTTGAAATGGTTTATTTTAATCAAGCGTATGTACAAGGCACACAGATATTTAGTCCTGATGCTGTAGATAGTTGTAAACGTACAGATTTAGTTGTAGGAACAATACCAAAACAATTACAACTTGTTGCAGGACTTGACCCTTCAGCTAGTGGTTATCAAGCTGCAGTATTGTGGGGTATAGATACCTGGAACTCAGAACTTTATTGTATAGATATAGATAATCAACAAGGTGGTGGTGTTAGAGCTGCTGCACAAATAATTAGTGACTGGTGGCATAAATATGATTTGTCACATTGGATAATAGAAGAAAACGGATTTCAAACAGCTATCAGACAAGATGGCAATATAAAAGAGTTAACACTACGTACAGGTATTTTGTTACAAGGACATCTTACAGGCAAAAATAAACACGACCCACTATATGGTGTAGGTGCAATGGCAGAATTATTTGAGGCAAATAAAATTCATTTACCTTATGGCAATTCGGAAAGTCAAGCTAAAATAGATAGTTATAAAAGACAATTAGTGTACTTTGATGGTAAACCAGTTTCAAGCAGAAACAAGCATAAAACTGATATTGTAATGGCAGGTTGGTTTCCTATGAAAGTATTTAGACGTGTACAGAAAGAACATTTAGCAGAGGTAGGAATGGAATACAATCCAAGTTTTAGTGGTTATAATATAACAGAGATGAATGACGCACCATGGCAATAGATTTAAATAGGAAGTCAGCACAGGAAGTAATAGACGCAGCACAAGAATTAGTTGCAGGAACTCCTAGTGATAGTAGACAATTAAACAAATACAGAATTAAAGCAATATTAAATGGTGGTGCAGATGGTATACGTGCGTTACTAGGTAATCAAATGGATACTGCAGATGCAGATTTATTGCCTGCTCCAAACCTTTTACAATCAGGTATTGATAGACTTGCACAAAAAATATCAGGTGTACCACAAGTACGTGTTGATGTTTTAAATAATAACGAAAGTGATAGAGCAAGACTTAGAGCAGAAAAACTAGAACGTATTGTTTCATCATATGACGAAAAACAAAGATTAAATTTACAATTAGCACAAGCTGCTAGATGGCTACCAGGTTATGGTTATTGTGCATGGGTTATTAATAGCAAGATGGATAAAAATGGTTTTGTATATCCACAAGCAGAACTTAGAGACCCCTACGATACATTCCCAGGTAACTTTGGTCCTGACCAAAAACCACAAGAGTTAGCAATACTTAGAAGTGTACCTAGATGGAAACTTGCACAAATATATCCTGAGTATAAAAATGTAATTCTTAAACCAAACGAAAAGAAAAAAACAGGTGCTACACCTAATTCAAGTACATCACTTATTGGTTATGACAGAGGTAATGTACAACAAGCAGACTGGGAAGATAACACTGGTCAAGGCGTAGACATTATTGAGTACTACGACATTACAGGAACATATATTGTATATCCTGAAACTAGACAACTGTTTGACTATATACCTAACCCACTAAGTACAGTTCCTTTTGTATTTATGAAACGATTTAGTTTTGACGAATTAAAAGGTCAATACGACCACACAATAGGTCTTATGGCAATGATGGCAAAAATAAATATTATGTCAGCTATTGCTATGGAAGATGCTGTATTTACAGAAACAAATATTTCAGGTGAGCTAGAAAGCGGACAATATCGTAAAGGTAGATTTGCTGTAAACTATTTAGCTCCAGGTACACAAGTTTCTAAACCTGCGAATAACATACCATATCAGCTATTCCAACAAGTGGACAGGTTAGAAAGACAGTTACGGCTTGTAGGCGGTTACCCAGTAACTGATGATGCCCAATCACCTGCAAGCGTAGCTACTGGTGCAGGACTAGCAGAATTAAATAGTTCTATGTCACTTATGATTAATGAGTACAGAGAAATAATTAAAGTCGGTGTATCTGAAATGGATAACAAACGACTTGAGCTAGATGAAATTATTACATTAGAAACTGGTGCAGAAAGTAAACCTATGGCAGGTTACTTTAATGGAACATCTTTTTCTGAAAACTATAAACCACTTAGTGATATTGGTGGTGACCATAAGACAAGACGTATATATGGCGTTATGGCAGGATTTGATGAGCCACAAAAAATTGTTACAGGTTTACAGTTATTACAAGCAGGCGTTATAGATGTAGAAACTTTGCAAGATAATATTGATGGATTAGAAAATATTGCAAAAGTACAAGAACGTATACGTAAAAACAAAGCAGAAACTGTATTGTTTGATAGTGTACTATCTAGGTCAGCACAAGGTGATGCTGCTGCAACTATGGCAGTTATAGCTGTATATGAAAATCCAAATGCTATGACAGAAATACTTAAACAGTTTTATACACCTGAAGAACCTCAGCTATCCCCTGAGCAAATGGCAATGATTGAACAACAACAAATAGCTCAAGCTATGCCACAACAGACACCTAGTATTCAAGAAGCATTTGGTCTTGTATAATGACAGACGATTTTATAGAAAACGAGTTTTGGAGTTTAATTAACGAAGAATATGGTGATACACAAATAATAAATATGGAACAAGCATATGAAGTTATTAGTCCGTATCCAGGTATTTTTATAGTTGTAATGGAGGATTATGGCAAAGAAGCGTAGTAGAGGTGGATATAGGCAACCAAGTAATCCTGCTCCTGTAAGTGGACCAGGTGCTTTATCTGCAAGAACAGATGGTGGTGCAGGTAATAGTAAACAACCTATAAGAAGAATACCTGGTCAAGCATATGGTGAAGGCAAAGCATTAGTAGAACAACAACAAGCTGCACCTTTACCTGCACAACAACAGGTATCTATACCAAATGTATTTGCACCAACAGAACGACCTGCAGAACCTATAACAGAAGGAGCTATGTTAGGTGCAGGAAGTCCACCTATGCAAGCTATTGATGAAGATGAGAACATGTTATTAGCTGCAATGTATCAAATAATGCCAAGTTCAATAATATCGGAGTTGATTAATCAAGGGAGTAACTAATGTATTTTCCTGACCCAGTCTACGAAGAAGATTTATTAAAACAAAACGAAGCTAGAAATACTAAATGGCAAAATCTTAAAAAAAATGTAACTGTAGATGTAGCTAAAAATTTAATTGCAATAAGTAAAAAATATCCAAATTTACCTAAAGGTTTACTTACTCCTATGGCAATGTTAGGTGTAAATCCTGAAAGCCCTGCAATAGAAAATATTGCAGATAAGTATGCAGTTAAACAAGCAGAAGCAGGTAAGACTGCATGGGAGCTTGCATCTACAGATGCTAATGGAGAATATTTATATCCTGAACATCAAGACATGACTTTAAATTTTAAAAAAGCATTATCAGGAGATGCAGAGATAGGTATATGGGCTTTACTTGCAATAGAAAGTGCAGGAGAAAAAATACGTAAAATAAACAGACAACAAAAATATGTTGCTGATTTAATGTTTTATGATAAATGGTTACAAGAAGGTTATACACCTGAAGAAGCACAATCTAATTTACAAATGTTTGTATCTAACACAACAGTTCCTGATATTGGAAAAGATAAAAACATGTGGGGTGAATTACGTTCTTATGTAAATATGTGGAAAGAAGCAGGAGATATGGCAGGAGAAACTGCGTTTTGGGCAGCTTACAAAGAAGCTCTACAAGGTAATCCTGTTAATTATCAAAAAGAAGGTAGAAAGTTTTTATTTGAAAGCATATTAGCAGAAGATGATGCACGTTATCACAGACTTGTTGATATGGGATATTCTGAAAAAGAAGCAAGAAAAATATTTTATGACAATATAGGTACACCTATAAAAGCAAATGAAGCATTAGGAATACAAGAATACACATCTTTAAATGACCCAAATAAAATAATGTTTTATGAAGGTCGTACTACTGATTATCAACCTAACAATATTAACGATTGGTTTAGTGTATCTAATTGGTGGAGAAACAAAAGAGGTTTAGATACTGGAGTATTACAACCATACAGTCCAGGTAGAGCAATTACTTACAATGTAATACCTTCAGGTACAACTGCTGCAAATGTTATGTCAGGAATTATTGATGCAGGTGCAATGTTAGGTGCAGATTTACCATTAGCTAAAGGTATTGGTGCATTAGGTAAATTAGGTAGAGCTGCAACTACTGTAGACAAATTACTTGATACAAGAAATGCAACAAAAGTAGATAACTATTTAAATACATTCAATAGAAACATAGATGCATTAGGAGATAGTGTTGACCCATTTGTAGATAAACCTGTAAAAATATCAGGACGTAATGGTCAGTTAATTAGAACATTATCACCTGAAGATAAAGCAGATTTTAGAGCAGGACGTAAACTTTACAAACAAGCAGGTGTAATTAGTGGTACACGTAATTCTTTATTTAAAAATACCTCAAGAGACTTAATGAATGGTCCTTTTGGTAGAAATGTAACACGTGCATTAACAGAAGAAGATAACGTAGCAAAAATAATGAGTACACCAGGATTAGACCAACTTGACCATACAGTAGCAAAACAAATTGCAGATAGTAAAAGTTATTTAGAAGTTAGAGATATATTAGATAATTTATTTGATACAGGTGTAATTACACAAATGCCTGGTAAACAATCAGGACTTACCAATGCTGTATTAAGACAATCTGCACTTACAGGTCAAGAATTATTACAAAGTCAAAACATTGTAAAAAGAACTGCAGGTAGAGCATTATCTGCTATAGGTAAAGAAGATGCTGCATTTAGAAGTATTGGTGGTTATTTAGGTAGTGGTGTTAAAGGTGCAATAAACGTACTTAGAAAAGAACCTGTAGCAACAGACAGTTTTGCAGAACTTATGGGCTTTAGTGCTACATTACGTTCAGGATTAAAACCATATTGGAATAAAACATTAAGTGTTACACCCGAAGTAGGTTTATCTTTTACAAACAGACACAATGCAGTTAAAAATTTAATATCACATATGCAAGCTACAGGTTATAAGTTTGATGAAATGAAACCAATAGTAGATGAACTTATAGATATTGAAGATGGTAACTTTGAAGAAATACAAAGATTTGCATATCAACAAATAGTAAGAGACGAAGCAAGAGCTAAAGCTAGTGGTAAAAGATTACCTGCGACAATGATTGCAAAAAAAATATTTGAAACAAATGCAGATATTAGAAAATACTTTGTAGATAGCTTAACTGGTGAC